TCTTTAACACCCCTCTCATGTAGGCGACGAGGAACGGGATGTGCGACCGCGTGATCTGCGCCACGCCATCGTGCGCGCCCGCGCCTGCGCCTGAATAACTGAATTTCCCGATGGACGCGCTGCTGACAGGCGCTTCGTTCGCACCGTCGAGGCCCACGTCGTCCAGCATCAGCACCTGAAACGCCACCGCGGCCTTGAGGCGATCCTGAACGAGGGTGGGGAGGTCGGCTATCGACCTCCCCACATACCCGTAAAGCGTCAGGTCGTCCACGGTCCGCTCGGCTTGTGCTTCAAGCGTGGCGAAATCGCTCGGCGCGGTGCGCCCCGTGATCGTGACGTACTCCGCGCTTGTCAGGTAAGCCATGTTATCCTTCTTTCTTGCGTTTCGGCTTGGGATTTGGTTTCGGCTCCTCCGCCGTTTTGGCAAGCTCCTGCACGGTATAGCCGCGCTGAGCCAGTTTTTCGGCCAAGGGTCTGTTGTCGGTTTCGGCAACGCCGCTTGCGAACTCAAGGCCCCAATGAATGCCGCTTACGGGGAGGTTACTCTTGATCCGGTACATTATCAGGTTTTGACCGTCAGGTTGGCGTTCTTGATCGCGTCAACCGTGCCGGCAGCGTTCACGCGAACGACGGTCACCTTGTCGTGATCCGCCGCGCCCGGGGCGATCTCGTCCTGGACGCCCTCGGTCAGGGTCATCTTCGTCCAAGTGCTGTCCGGCTCGTCGCCGTACAGGAGCGCCGCCGCCGTGGTCTTGGCGGTCTTGAAGTAATAGGTTGCGGTGCCGGGGTCGGTGATGGTGATCTTGGTCTTGCCCGCACCGTCGGTAGCCGCGGCCGACGCGATCGTGAGTGTCCCGATGTATTTCGCGGACAGGGACGTCTCGATCTTGCGGACCTTCTGGGCTTTGGTGTCATCCGCGCTGACCGTGCCGCCCAGCCACGCGTAAAACGCGTCGAGCTGCGCGACGGTCATGCCGTCCCAGAGTTCGAGATGGTTCTTGGAGCCGTCAACAGTGTAGTGACGGGCGGAGACCTCGAACCATGCGGTGTTGGTGCCCGCGGGGACTGCGGCGACACCCTCCACGAAAGCGAGCTGAGCCCAGTCGATTTCGTGCGATTCGTTTTGTGCGTAGATTCTGGGCATTGTATTGCGCCTCCTTACGCTATGTCGATGTTGCGGAGCACGGCAGCGGCGCGGGTCGCCTTGAGCGCCATGGCCGCGACCATCTCGACCTCACCGGTCTTGACCGCGCCGGGCGCCCTCATGTCGGGCAGGTAGCTGTTCACGATTTTCGAGCCGTCGGGGGAGACGCCGTGCACACCGTCGAGGGCGAGTCTGACCGCGTAGATGCTCGTGATGCCGGCGGTCGTCGGGATGATGGGATCGCTCGTGCCGGGCTTATCGCCGAGCGCCATGACGAGGGAGGGACCCCACTGGAACACCTCGTTGCCATAGTTTTCCTTGCTGGCGAGGTTGATGCCGGCGCGGTCCATCACGCTCTGGAACACCGCGAGCATGTCGCCGTTCATGAGGTACAGCGTGGGAGCGCCGTCCATCAGCGCGCGCAGTTTGCGAAGGTTGTCGAGGAAAGTCTGCCAGTTGGACGTGATGTCCGCGGAGCTGTCAAGGTCGATCGGCGCAGCCGGCGTGAGCTCGGTCGTGGAGCCGGTCAGAGCCTTGTCCAGACCGTCGAACGCGGTGCCGGCGCCGATGGCGGAATCGCCGTTCACGAACATGTCATGGAACAGCGCGATGGTGGCCTTGGTTTTCTGCTCCAGCTGGAACTGGACATGGTCGACGACCTGCTGCTCATCGGCCGCGATCACGCGATCGACCTGGAAGCTGCCGCCGAACACCTTGAGGTTGACCGTGTACTGAGTTGTGGCGGCTTCCTGCGCGTTATACTCAGCGTTGATCGCGCGCGCGGCCGCGGTCGGCTGCGTGGTGATGCGGTTGTAGGCATACGCGAGGGTATTGCCGCCCTGCGGCTTGACGCAGTTGTCAAACGGCAGCTGGTCCAGCAGCGCCGACTTGCGGAACTCGTCGATGACGAAGTTGGTCAGCTTGCTCTGGGAGAGCTGCTGTGCCTGAGCAAGGGTAATAGGCATGGTTTTTTAACCTCCGAAAAGCATTTTTTTGATGTCGTCCCGAACGGTTTCGCCGCCGCCCGGGGGGTCTTTGTGCGGCTCACCCCACGCTTTGCCCGGTTGCCCGAACAGGTAAGGCTTCGCCTTTTTAAGCGCTTCCAGCGCTTCCTTGACGCCGCTTACCGCGCCCTTGTCGTCGACCTTGATCTTGTCCTTGGAATCCTTGGGCAGCAGCGCAAGCGCCGCGTCAGGATCGATCAGGCCGAGCGTCGCGCCCTGCGTCTTGACCTCAGCGGCGATCAGTCGGCCGTTAGCCAGCTCGAGCTGCGCGTCGATGACCTTTTGCACTTCATCGGGCAGCTTCTTCGCGTTTTCCTCCTTGGTCTTTTTGAGGATGGCCTCCGCCTCCGCTTCGGTGAATCCGTATTGCTCGGCCATGGACTTCGCGACGGCGGATTCCTTCTTCGCGGTCGCGGTCTGGACAGCTGCGAGCAGGGCAGCCGCGAACGATTCAGCATCTGCTTTCGGGTTCGGCTGCGGAGCAGGGGCGGGAGTAGGTGCAGGTGCAGATGCAGGCGTGGGTGCGGGTGCAGGTGCGGGAGAAGGGGTTGGCGCGGGCGTCGGCGCCGGATCACCGCCCGGAGCAGCAAACAGCTGCAGGTTAAAAGGGAAAGGTTTATACATAGAGGGCCCTCCGTTTATTGTCCGTCGACTATATCCGTTTATAGCCCGTCGGCTGCCGCGCTTTGTGCCGCGCGTGGGCATATATAAAAGCACCGGATGGCGCTATTGTGCTTCTCTGACCTTTTTGGACACGTTTCGGTTGTAAGCGTATACATCTGTCCGGTCTCCTCGCCGCGACCGCTTGGATGCTAGGAGGAAGTCGGTGTATTTTTTCTCCGCGCTTTTTACTCGCCGCGCCGCATCTTCAAACAGCTCCTTGTCGCCTATTGCGTCCGCGATCACTGCATCGCGCTTCGCGTATCGGACTTGTCGCTCAAAATAGCGCTGTTGCTGCGAGGAACCGTATTTTGCCTCGTTGGCGTCCTTGCCCGGCACGGAGCCGCGCACCTTTGATAGGCCGGGTATGAAAATGTTCGGCGGCTTGTGATGACAGTTGATGCCGCCGATGCCCGCGGGCTCGCCGTAGGACGTGCTGGACAGCGGATGTATTGTGATCAGCTTGCCGTCGAGATCCTCGACCACGCCACTTCGGTTGGACGTGGAGCAGACTTTACCCTGCCACGGATAGCAGCCCGGGCGCGCCGCGGACAGGATCGGCCACCATATCAGATCGTTTCCATAATCCGCGTTGCGCGCGAATGTCGCCTCGGTCGCCACGTTTCCGGCGGTCGTGCGTATGTCCATGTTGACGTAGGCCTCCGGTGACCAGTGCCGCCCGGCCTTATCCGTAAATCCGTACAGTCCCTGCGCCGCCATGTCCTTGACGGCCTGCCGGAGCGCCTGCTGACGGCTCTGCGCACCCAGGATAACCCCCGCGGTGGACTGGTTGAGGATCACCTGCGCCGCGGCGAGCTGCTTCTCGTACATCATGGTGTTCATGATGACCTTTCGGTACTGCTCGAGCGACGACTGCAGCATCACCGTGTTGACGAGGTTCAGGACGTCGAGCGCCTGCCGCTCGTAGGCATTAAGTATATCCAGGACCCGCGCCGACATCATGGATCCCGACGCGCCGGAGAGCAGCCCCTTTTTAACCGCCTCCAAAAGCAGCGGCTCGATACCGTCGAGCGCGTCGATCGCCGCGCGGGTCAGCGCCTCGCGCAGCAGCCTATTGTTCTGCCCGGTCATCTCCGCGATGATTGCAAGGTTCTCCTGTGTGAGCTTGCCGAGCTCGGCCAACTTCTTAAACTGCCACTCGAGCGTCGCGACGGTCGGATCGGACGTGTTGAAGTGCGCCGCGATGTTCATCAGAAGCCGGTCGACCACGTTTTCATATGCCGCGGTCAGTGGATCCGCGTAGACCTCGATCGGCGGCCGATGCTTGGGGATTCGCTGAGCAGGCATTAAGCCTCACCCCGCAGCAGCCGCGCAGCTTCGTCCTTCGACACGCCTATAGCGGCAGCGATGATGTTTATGGCCTGCCCTTCCGTGATCGCCCTGTTCTGATACTGCTGGATGGCCATGATCAGGCTCTGGGTCTGCGCTCCGTTGAGGCTCTTGCCGGTTATGTCCTCAGCCTTATCGACGACCTCGCCGGCTGGGGCAGTAGATCCATCGATCTCTCCGGTTCCCTCAGAGGCGGCAAAAGCTTCGACATCGGGCATGGCAATCGAGGATTCCTGCTGGATCGCGGCGAGCTTGGCCTCGGCTTCTTCTCGGCTGCACTTCTCGATCTCCATGATCGCGTCGACCTTCGAGCGCAAGCCGTTGGTGATGAGCAGGATGTTTTTCTGCGTTATCGCGTTCTGGTCCTCGATGATGCTGTCGTCAAAGTTGATCTCGACCTCGATGTCCGAGCTGCCTCCTGAGAGGAAGGAAAGCGCCCGGACCATGGCGGTCAGGGCAGCGCGGAGCGGAATCTCGTTTTTCTGCCTGTTCTTATACAGGTCAGATTGCGCCGAAATGACTTCGGTTGCGGTCTTGACCTGCCCGCCGTCGAACCGATAATATCCGTTGCCAAGGCCAACCTTTTTGCTGAACAGGTCGAGCATCTTCTGCATCCCGAGATCGAACTGATCGGCGCGCAGCTGCGGCGCGACGGTCTCGATCTTGGCGCCCTCAGCCTGGGTCTCGAACACGTGGAATACCGTGTCGTTTGTGTCAAACACCGGCTCCACCGTGCCGTTTTTCTGCATCTCGATGGTTGCCATGGACATCGGCACGAGCACCCTCATGCCGCCCAGGTCGAACTCGTTGACATAACGATCAAAAACGATGTCCAGCGCCTTGAGCTGGCTGAGCGCGTTGCCGTACACCGAGATGCCCATCGGGTTGTCAAGCTCGAGGTTGTTTACGACGTTCGGTTTGATGATCTGGAAAAGCGGCTCCCTCGACCCGGTTTTAACGATCGGCTCGACGCCATCCGGAGCGGGAATCGTCGTGCCTAATTGGTCGAGGTAAACATTCTCGATCACATACTGCCCGCCGTCGAGCGTGTGGATCTGGATGTAATACCGCTCCTGCTTGTCAACGAT